TTACTTTTTATGCTTATTTAAGCAAAGGGTAATACTTAAAAAATGACCTCCTCTTCGGGGGAGGTCATATTTAACTAAGGAGTAGTTAATGAAAATTATATGCACTGAAGATATGCGAATAGCTTCTTTAAGCGGGCACGTTGTGCTTATAAAAGCAAATGAACCTAGAGAGTTACCAGAACATTTAGGTATTTTAGCATTAGAGCAAGGAGCTAAAATTTTTTCAGAGCAACCTGAAGTTATTGAAGAAGTAACTGAAATAGCCGAAGAAAAAGTAGAGATTGTTGTTGAGGAGGAGGATGACGACTTTCAAAAATTAGTAAATATTATGACAACACTAATTGATGAAGGTAATCCAGATAACTTTAAAGTTGATGGAACTCCCAAAGCAGTCGTAGTTAATAAACTTAGTGGCTCTACCATAACTAGTGAACAGCGAGAAGCTGCATGGGAAGAGGCTCTTAACTTACGTTGAGGTAGCCGATGGCTTTAACAGTTAAAAATATTTTAGATAGGGTACAAATATCCTTACAAGATACTACCAATATACGATGGACTCAAACAGAGTTACTTAATTATCTTAATGATGCTCAACGTGAAATAGCATTATTAAAACCCGATGCTACATCTATTAATACAAACATCCAATTAGCTACTGGAACACAGCAGTCTATACCTACTGGTGGTTGTAGAATATTGCGAGTTATTCGTAATATGGCTAGTGCTGCAGGAGATGCTGCAGGTGGTAGGGTAATACGTCAAGTATCAAGAGAAATACTAGATGCACAAGACCCAAACTGGCATACAACATCTGCTACAGGTTTAGCTAAACATACAAATATAGTTAGACACTGGGTATATGACGAAATGGATCCAAAAACTTTCTATGTATATCCAGGAGTTTCAGGTAGTGCTTTTGTAGAGATAGTCTATTCAGTAGTACCAGGGGTACTTGATTATTCTAGCAGCGGTTCTTCTGAATTAGGAGTTAGCGACATATACGCAAATGCTGTTATAAACTTTATTTTATATATGGCTCACAATAAAGATTCCGAGAGTGCAGGGAATCAAGCTAAAGCTACGGGATACTATACGTTATTTACTAATGCTATCGGGCAAAAAACACAATTAGACGGGGTACTAAACCCTGCAAATGAAAAACAAGTAGGATAAATAATGGCAACAACTACATATGAATCTTTAATACCTGAGATAATACCAATAGTTCCGTCTTGTCCTGATTCTTTAATACAACAACATATACGTTCTGCAGTTATAGATTTATGTGAGAGATCTGCTGTATATCAAAAAGAGTTAGATCCTATTACGGTCTCAAGAGATGTATATGAATACGATTTTGATCCACCATCAGGCACTGTAGTTCATAAAATAGAATGGGCTATTTTTGATGGTGATGTACTAGAACCTGTAACTAGCGGGTTACTAGAACAAAGAGAACCTGATTGGAGAAATTCTACAGGTACTCCTGAGTATGTTATCAAAAATACACAAGATACTTTTTTAATTGTGCCTATACCTTCAACAGCAAAGACTAATGGGCTTATTATAAGAGCGTGTTTAAAACCTACTCATACTTCTACGTCTTGTGATTCTACAGTTATGTCGGATTACAGAGATGCCATAGTAAATGGCACTTTAGGCAGATTACTACGTATACCTGCAAAAGACTGGTCTGATATAAACGCTGCAGCAGTTTACGGCACTTTATATGCTGAAAACGTAGCAACAGCAGAGAAAAGGGCTCGTTTAGCAGATACTGCAGTAGCTGGTAAAGTAAATTATGGAGGACTTTACTCAAACAGACGGAGTGTTAAAAAATATGCAGGAAGAAGGACTTTCTATTGATATTAAATTAGGTAATATTCAGAAAGAGTGGCATTGGATAAAACCAGAATTAGAGGAGTTATTAAGAGATAATCCACAATTATTATATAAACCAGAAGATGTATATGCGAGATGTTTATACGGAGAATCATCATTATTGCTTGTTGATAAAGGGTTTATCATAGTAACTATTACTGAAGATGAAGTAAGAAATATTAAAATATTTTATGTGTGGATAGCCAAAACTTTGAATAAGCCTACAGGTTTAATAGAATTAAAGAATATATGGAAAAGTTTAGAAACTCTAGGTAAACAAAGTGGCTGTTCAACTATAGAAACAAGCACACCTATTAGAAGAGTAGGAAGATACTTAGAAAAAACAGGTTGGACATTAAAAACATTGGAATATACTAAGGATATATAATGAGTAAAGCACCAAAACAAAAACAATCGCAAGCAGAAAAAGCATTAGCCGAAACAGGTGTTAAACAATTTCAATTAACAGCTCCTCTTTTACAAAGGAGCTTTGATCAACTTAAAGCTTTAACTCAAAATAAAGATGCTTTAGCTAAAAGGTTAGTTCAAGTTGGAAGAAAAGATATGTTTGATGCCCTAGAGCAGTCAGGCAAAGTATTGTCGGATTCCACCTTTGGAACAGATTTAATTGCTAATAATACACCTAACGTACAACTTGCAGATGGAATATCAAGAGAAGCTGAAAAACAAGCTCAAGAATTTTCTCGTAAAGCAAATGTATCGTTAGGTTCTGTTGCAAGTGGACAACTTAATCAAGAGCTTAGGCTTGCTGGTAATGTTCTTGGTAATGTAAATAGAATTTTTGCTCAAGAACAAAGAGCAAAACAACAAAACAGAGAACAAGTTTTTGAAGCTGCAGGAAAAGCAGCTTCGCTAATAGGAGGTCAACTTGTTAGTAATGCTGTAAATCCAAGTACTAATATTTTTGGTAGATCCGTAGATCCAAATTTAAATCGGCAAGGTCAATTAAAAGGTATTCAACCAGGAGTTAGTGTGCCTACACCTAATTTAAATTTTAATACTCTTGGTAGTAATCCATATCGTAATTTTGTATAGGAGATATTTAAGTGGCATTTAATAGTCAAGGAACTTATATTCCAACTTTAACAGGTAATCCAGATACAGATGCAGCTGCTTTAACTAGAGCAGAGTTTTTACGATTTCAAAACTTAGGGTTGCCTTCTATACGAGAGACTTTAACTCAGGCTGAAAATTTTTTAGATCCACAGTATCAAGGCCCTGAAATAAGTCGAGCTAGAACAGATGCTGCAGAAACATCTGCTTTACTTAGCGGAGTTCGTGAAAGAAATATTAGTAGATATGGAGCAGCTTTAACACCAGTACAACAAAGAGAGTTACAAACTTCAACAAGTAGAGATTCAATTTTGTCTCAAATAAATGCAGTTGCAAATACAAGAGAAAATTTACGTAATGAAGGATTAGCTTCTTTAAGTGAAATAAATAATATCATAACGGGTAATTACTCTGCAGCTCGGGGAGCCGTAAATCAAGCAAGTATGTCTGCGTTTCAAAGAGAATCAGCAAATAGAATGGCTTCAGCAAGAAATAAAGCACAATTAATTTCTGGTGGTCTAGGTCTACTTGGAACGATAGGGTTCTTTGCTTTAAATGGTGTCTGATCTGATAAAAAAGGAGGTGTTTAAATGTCTTTTGGTGCAGCGTTAGATGGAATTAATAAAGGTTTATTTTATTCGATAGGCAGAAGTAGGCTCAGTGAGGGAAGAGGTCTATCAAAAGAAAGACAACAAGTTGCATTAGAAAAAGAACAACTAGAGTTAGCTGCTTTACAAGAAGTACGAGGGGCTAATCAACTTATGGAAAATACTGATATACAAAATCTTGTCCAAACTAAATTTAAAGATCGCACATTACTCGGTAATTTAAATCCAATTAAAGTCGGTGATTTTATGGGGGACAATCCTTTATTAAGTGCAAATACCGTAAACGATATGCTTACTACTCATTATAGACAAAATGCAATAATAGGAGATCAAACTAGCATAGAATTAGTAAATCCTGCGGGGTCTTATTCAGATTCAACTTTAAAAACTTTTAATGTGCCAAGAGATAATTATGTTTTGCGGGTTATAAAACCAGACGGTACTTCAGGAGTCATAACTGTAGATGGATCAAACGCTGATGATGCAGAAGTTGTTTTTAGGAGCCCTCAACAAATTAGAAATCATCTTAATTCAGTTTTTAATGCTTCAAGACTAAAAAGTAATAATTATAATTTGTTACTTGGAAATCTTGTTGGAGAAGGGTTATTAGGAGATTTTACTTCTCCAACAAGTAATACTGCAGATGCAAATGCTAATGCTGAAGCCATTGAAAGAGCTTTTAATTTAGCACAGGGATTTCGTCCTTCAGAATTAGATATGGAAGAAAAAAATAAAGTTGAATCAGAAATTGCTTTTCTTAATTTTGAACAAGATGTTCGTAGTAGACTAAAACTTTTAAACGAAAAGGATGCCCGAGAATTGTTAGATACGCTTGATCAGAATCCTGAGCCAAAAAATAAATATAATCTTTTGGTACAGCTAGCAAACAACATAAATAGATTAAGTGCTGATGTTGCTGTAAAAGGTCAAAGTGGTGGGCGATTAACTACTGAGCTAGAAAGAGAAGGTTTTGCTAATGCACAAAGTTTAAGAGTTTTAATTCCTAAATTAGATAATAAATATTTTGATACTCTTAAAGAAACACCTCCAGAAACAGCTGGTCCTCCTGCTCCACCTAGAAAGACTTCTCTTTTCCTTAGAACTGGAGATGAAAAAAAGTATATACAAGAACGAAGAAAACTAATAACAAAATATAAAAAGGATCAAGGAGAAGATATTACTTTTAGACAAGCATCAAATCTTGCTGAGGAAGATTATAGAAACAGAGTGCCTGTTAATCAGCCTGTCGGTGAAGCTGTTACCGATCCTACACAAGTCGGCACTGTAGGAAATTATATAGATAATTTTCTTACTCAAGAAAGAATTGATTTAGCTGATCAAACCAAGCAAGATTTAACCCAAGATCTGCAAGCAGCCGTTTCTAAATTAACTGCTTCACCTGAAAGAGAAACAGCTATACGAGCAGCTCGTGATTTTCTCAGAGAGAATAATATTCAAAGCAGAGCAGATGTCGAAAGATTGATACGATCTAGACCTGATAGACAATCTGCACAAGGAATAGCGTTTGCTTACGCTGTTTTAGCTTCAATAGACCCAAAAAATGCATTTAAATATACTGATCAAATAGATAATCTAAGAGAAACAGGTTTTGCTGGTTTACCTCTAAGTACAGCTCGACAGCAAGCTCTAGAAAGAGATAGATTAGCCTTAGATCAAAGAAAAGATGCTCGTGAAGCAAGTAAAGGGGTAGATCTGACTGATGATCTAGCAGGACTACAAAATATTATTATGGGAAGTGATGAGAAGTTACTTGATGCTACGGGTGATGCTAGAATAAATTTAGCAAAAAATGTAGCTAGGAGAACTAAAAGAGCATTTACTAATGTTTTCTTTAAACTTTATGAAAGAACAAGCCCTGGAAGTATAGCTCTTAACCCTGGTGTTAGTGCATCAGATGAAGCTAGATTTATGGGAGCAATTGTATTAGATTTAGCTAGATTTGGTACAAATGAAGGCGAACCAGGTGTTTTTACAAGAGCATTTAGAACAGGAGATAATGTTGATATTTTAGAGCAGGTAGGTGGTAATCCTCTTAAACAACTACAACTTAATGAAGATGGAAATTTAGTTCTTATTGATACCGCTGGTAGAGTAACTAATCAAGTATTTACACCAGGTGCTCTAAGAAAAAGATATGGGGCTCAGATAGTTAACACTTTACTTGCGTATGCTAGGCGGGAGACCGAAAACTTAAGAAGACCAACGAGTGAATAATTTATAGCCATGAGTTCATTTTATCAACCTTCTGATGGACCAACTTTAGGGGAAAAAAATAACAATCTTTTTAATATACGTTTCTCTCCAGCCAATGAATGGTTAGGTCAGACAGGAGAAAATAAAGGGTTTGCTGTTTTCTCAGAACGTATCTATGGAACCAGAGCTGCTGATAGGTTATTAGCTAACTATGGAGCAAAAGGTTTTAATACAATTAATGATGTTATTAATAGATTTGCTCCTCCCACCGAAAATGATACACAAAACTACATTAATTCTATAGTTCAAGATACGGGTTATGACCCTTATCAAAGTTTAGATTTATCAGATAGAAACGTAAGACTTCCTATTCTAAAAGCTATGGCAAAGATGGAAACGGGTGTCATTTTAGATGACAGAGATATCATAGCTGCTCAGAATTTTAATTCTAATCAAACTTTAAATGAACCCTTTTCTAGAGATTTTTTGTCTGGGATTTCTTTTGATGAAAGTTTAAAAAGATTTTCTCAAGGTATCGGTAGTCAAGATGAAGAAGCGGTAGATAATGGTTTAATTAGTCTTAGTCAATTCAACCCAGAAAATCCAGATCCTTTTATATCTGTCAGCGAACAAGATGATTTTGTAACTAGAGGAAAACGATCTTTTGGTGAGCTTTATAGCGATGCACTATATTCTGGAAGTGTAAGTGCAGACTCATTAGTTGATCAAGTAAAAGCTGTAGGTAATGCTCTTATAGGTAATGAGGAGGGGGTTGAAGCTAATCTTAAACAGGCGGAACTCAATGAACTTAGAGCATCACAAGCTTTGCTTGGTGTACCTGAGTTTAGTGAGTTTTTAGATGAGCCTACCATCGGTGGTTTTGTAGAACAAGTTTTAAAATTCAGTGGGCAATCTGTTCCTTTTGCAGTAGAAACAATAGCTACTTCTTTAGTCACAGGAGGCGTAGGAATTTTAGGAGCTGGAGCTTTAACAGTTGGTGGTAAAGGAGCATTAAAAAGTTTACTAAAAAGGGCGGTAGAAAAAGTTGCTAGGAAAGAAACTTTAACTCCAGACGAAGAAAAAGTACTACAAGAAACTTATGATGGATTTAAAGCTTTTAAACTTGGCCCAGGATTTAAAAAAGGTGCGATTGCAGGGGCTTTTGGAACTTCATATAAATACGGTGTTGGAGAATCTGCTGCAGAATTTGACGAAGCTGGGATAGACTTAACAGTAGATAGGGGTCTTCAATCCTTAGCTTTAGGTGTTCCTAGAGCTCTTATAGAAACAGGAGGGCAGGCATTACTTGTTAGATCAGTAGCTAACTTAGCCCTTAGAGAGGCTAAAAAATCAGGATCAAGCACTCTAGCACAATTTGCAAAAGATCTTTCAGGACAAATCGGTAGGTCTGCTGCAACCGAAGGTACAACAGAATTCTTACAGGACTCTATAGGCGTTGCCCAAAGATTCGCTATAGATCCAACTTATACTAGAGAGCAGGCTCTTTTACGTTTAGGAGAATCAGCTTTTGCAGGGGCGGCAGGAGGTTTAACTTTTGGAGCACCTACTGGTATAGCTGGAGCTAGTGTAAGAGCAGCCAAACAATCTAGAGTCATAGCTAAAAGTAAAGCTTATATAAATGAAGTAAGAGCAAGACAGGTAGAAGCTAATATTCTCAATGAAGAAACTAATCCTAGCGGTTTTTCTCAACCTGAACCCCTTAATGATTTAGAAGCACAGATTCAAGCTGCTGCCAATGCAGTATATGAACCAAACTCTGAAAACATAAATCAAATACAAGGTGGTAAACCTGGAGTTTGGATTGATCAATCTAGTATAGATGCTTCTAGAAATCAGGGGTTTGATCAAGGATTACCACCATCTCTACGCTCTTTTAATCTTGATTCTAATCAAATACAAGAAATAGAGGTAAAAAATTTAAATGGTGATACAGTCAAAATGTATGCACAAAGAGTCAGAGGAGAAGCTGAAAATCAAGGCATTATAGTTTCACGCTCTCCTAATATTGTTGATGGGGTTGTTAGACAAGGGGCTAGTGAGGGTAGTCTTGCTACTGCTCTAGGTTTTACAGGTACTAAACCAGCTCCAGCTGACTCTGCGGGGGTTGTAAAAGTAGTCAGTAATGATGGGTCTATAACTTATAGTAGTCAAGAGGTAACTGAGGCTGAACGAGAAACAGCTTTAGGTAAAGCTAGAGAAATAAGTGAAACCATACCTAATAGTAAAGTAGAAGTAATATCTACAAGAGATGAATTAACCTCAAGGAAAATAAAAGTAGAGGGGGGTAGAATAGATAGGGGGGTGGGTATAGATTTAGATGAATCTGATCTCACAGGCGATATCGAACAAACAGAGGCTCAAGCAGCTACCCAAGCAGGGCTTACAGTATCTGAGGATAGGTTTACAGGATTGCCTTTAGATAGAGAGGTTGTTGGTGAACCAGAAGGATTTGCACCTTTACGTCCAAATGATGAGAGATTTAGTCCTATAAGAGAAGTTAATCCCTCTGCTGAAAACTCTTTACAAAATCTGTTTGATTTAATAGACAATTACATTACAGATGAAAGATTAGCCTCTAGAATAAAAGAAAACTATAGAGAGTTTGCACCTAGAATGACGGGTTCTATATACAGAAACCTATCTAATTTTCTATCAAATCAGACACCGTTAAGTCCTATTGCAACAGATATTGCACAAGATATACCAGCAGCTGATGATCCTAGTATTGTAAATAGAGATATTGATGAAGTATTACCACCAGAAGATACTACAGGTGCACCTGTTTTTACTTTAGAAGAAACCGATAACGGTAGAATCCAAATAGTTAAACAATCTTTAAGAAGATCTCCAGAAGAAAATTTAGCTCAACAAATTGAGGCAGAAGTAAACCGAGCTGTAAGAGAAATGGTAGAAACTTCTGCAAGCAATCAAAGGCAAGGGCGTACTACTCCTTTTTCTCTTGATAGGGTTGACTATTCTTCTGCTGGGGCAGTAGACCCTAATACGGGAGAAATAACATTTGGGGTTTCTTCAAGTTTTCTTCCTAACATATCTATCAAAACGATAATGAATCTAGGTAAAAAAATTAATCAACTTACTGAAGAAAGTTTATTAGGGGATACATTAACGCCTCGACAACAACTTCTTTTAGGTTTAAAAACAGGATTTAGAGAGTTACAAGCAATAGGTTTAGAACTTAAGGTTAATGGCCTCAATTACACTAGCTTAGATCAATTGTTTAAAGTTGCGATAGTAAATAACGTAGATGTAACTAATTATAGTAAAGAAGAAAAAACCGCTCTTAAAAAAGCTTTAGATTTTTCTGTGGCTAAAAATACTACTTTAGAAGATGTGTTGAAAACAGCTGATCCTATTCCAGTAGCTTCGAAAACGGCTGATTTAAAATTAGAGAATGACATACAGCAGAAATTAGATAATTTATTATTTCGTGTTAGAACAACCTTACCCAAAGTTGCAAAACAAATACGACAAATAGATGCTGAGTTAAGTAATCTTATTGAGACTACTGATAGAAAATTAACTACTGCTGACTATCTAAGGATAGATCAATTACGAAATGAAAGATATGTGTTAGAACGTAATTTTAATTATATAAAACAAACAGGCTTAGAAGAAGTAGCCAACATTAAAAATATTATGCGAAACAATCAAGATGTTAAGAATATAGCTGTAAACCAAGCTAGAGAAAAACTTCTTAACAATATGGGAGATAATCTTGCTTCTATTGAAGGAGCTGAAGATATTGCTATTGCTAGAGAACGGGCTCAGGTTCGTGCAGCTCAACAACGATCTAAAGAAGTTGGAGATCCTGAAGGTAGTGCCGTGGTTGCAGATAGAATTACTTTTGGCGACACAGTGGCTAATGCTTTTAATAATAGAGATGTTACTAGTAAAACCCCTAGAAAACCTATAAATAGACCTATAGTTTTAGACAATGCGATAGGTGCTGGATTTAAAAGTTTTATGACTAGAGCTTTAACTAAATTAAAACTTACTGGCCCTGTAAAAATTATAGACGTTTCATCTCTTAGAGATAATGTGGATAAGTATGTGGATGAAAAAATATTAAATAATTCTACAAGGGCTAAACAAATACAAGAAAGAAAAGATAAATTAACTTTGGATAGAGATGCGGCTCTTGAAGATATTGAAAATGATACTACTTTAAATCCTACTAAAAGAAGAGAAAACAGAGAAAAAGTTGTGAATAAGTTTAATGAAGATATACGTAATTTAGAATCAAAAGTTGATACTGAATGGCAAACTTCACTTAAAAATAGATTAGAAAGTATCATAGAAGATTCTACAGATTCACCTGCTCAAGTTTTACAAATGGGTAATCAGTCTCTGATAGTAACTAACAAAGCTTTGTCTAAAAGTGCTGCCGTTCAACTTGCTTCTATAGCCCATGAAATAGGACATATTTTCTTCCAGCAAGAATTTAATTCTATAATAACTAGCACTGACCCCCGACAAGAAAGACTAAGAGGATTATTATACGAACAGTTTCTTAGAGACCGTCAGGGTCTAGGCAACCCAGAACAATATAGACCTGGAAGCTATAAAAACAATGCAAAAGTTAGAGCTTTTGAAGAATGGTATGCTGATAATGTAGCTTCTTTCATTTTAGATGATGCTAAAAGAGCTACAAACGCAACCGAATCTTATTTTAGAAAAATTGCAAGAATATTAAAAACATTTTTCAAAGAAATAAATAAAGCGTTTAACGGCAGAATATTTGAAATACCCCAAACAATGACCATTCAAGAAGACAATGTTAATAAAACAGTAAATATAAAAAGTTTTATGCAAGATAAATTAAACGAAGCTGCTAAACAAAACATTGACGTTGATGATTTTGACGCTGTTTTTCAAAATTCTAGTCAAACAGTAAAAGATAATGTGCTGTTTAGATATCATATGATGCAAGTTATAAAAAGACAAAATGCATTTATTAGAAAAACAACCATAGATAGTAATAAAAGTCAGGCTACCACGGGAGACCTCTTTGCTAGAGCGATAGCCATGGATAAAGTAAAAAGTGCAATTGGCACAATTTTCCCTAAAAAGTTTAAAAAATCCGTTGAATCTCTATTAAATAGCGGAGCTATGAAAACTTTTAGCAAACATTTAAATACAGTGAACAACTGGTATCGCAGTAGCTACGGTGCTGTTGGGGCAGAAATAGCTCGATTCTGGCTTCCAAGATCGCAATCAAGAGAAAGATCAGGTATTAGCAAACAACAATTTGGTTTTCACAGAGCTGTAAATATAGAAAAAAATCGTTTTATAAATGAATTAAGTAAAAAATTAAATATAGATTTAACAGAAGAAAAAGATTTTACAGAGGGGCCAGTAAATGATGCTTTTATTTTAGCTGAAGATGAAACATTAGACACTGATAAAATAGTAGAAACAATAAGACAGAATCCAAGATTAATAAAACGTATAGATACAATTTTAAGTAAGCCAGAAAATTCTAATTTATCTTTAGATGATGTGCGAAAAGAAGCAGTTGCAATTGCAAAAAAAGCAGTGCAAATTAGAAACTTTTTTAGTGAAACTATATTTGAAAATTACATAAGTTATAAAGAAAATGGAGAAACCAAAAGGTATTTTGATATTGGTAGGAGAGAAAATTATGCTCCAAGAACTTGGGACTGGCAAGCTGTAGAAGCCAATCAAGAACCTTTTATAGATATACTTATTGAATACATTCCTGAGATTACTAATGAAGCAGAAGCCAGAGATTTAATAAAACAATTTATCGAAAAATCTAATGAGCATGATAATGTTACTCAATTTGTAACGCAAGAAAAAGATAGTATTCCTCAAGAATGGTTGAATACATATGAAAGATATAAAACTTTTGTAGAAGAGAATCAAAGATTACCTACGGGGGAGCTTTCAGCTTGGGGTGAAAAACAGTTAAATGATTTAGTTAAAGGGAAATTACCTAATCAGGAGGCTATAGATTTATTAGAACAGATTCCTGGTTTTATGACTCGCTTTGGATTTTCTCCAGGAATGAAGGCTTCTTTAGCTCGAAAACTTGGACAGATACCTACTAAAGTATTACGAGAACAAAATTATTTGTACGCAGGAGGCGTAGCTGCAGTGCAATATCTACATCATGTTACTCGTAAAGTAGAGTTTGAAAAACGAGGGGGTTATGCTTATTTAGAGTCTTTATTAAGACAAATACCTATAGAAGAACAAGAACGTGTTAGAGAGTCATTCAGAGGTCAATTAGGTCAATGGGGAGCTAATATGAAACCTTGGATGAGAACTGTAAATAGTATTTCAGCTCTTCATACTATAACTACGACTTTATTATTTGTAACTATATCTTCTTTAACTGATCCTGCTGGGACTATTTTAAGAGGAAAAGAGCTATCTCTTAAAAACTTTTCTAATTTTTTCAGTCAAATAAAACACAGTTGGACGGAAGAAGAAAACTTAAAATTAGCTAAAGCTATAGGCGTTGTATCTGCAGAAGCTTTAGACACTTTGTTTATTTCAGTAGGTGAGCTAGATTATGCTAATAAATGGGCTAGAACTGGAATACAAGCTTTCTTTAAATGGAATCTAACTACATGGTATACCCGTTTTACTAGAATATTTGCTACTGGTATGGCTCGTGAATTTATAATAGACACAACTAACAACTATGAAAATGCAGCAGATGGTAGTGTAGCTAAAGCAAGATATCAACGATATTTAGAAGAGCTAGGCTTAACACCTGAAGACGGGGCTAGGTTTAAAAAGTTTGTAGAGTCTAACGACCCAGATGCCATAGCTGAATTTGCTGCTAGCGATCAAAAAATACGTCAGGCGTTAGCTACTTTTGCAGATGAATCTATAATTAGACCTAACCCAGGTGAGCGTCCTAACTTTGCTAATCATCCTTATGCAGCAATTATATGGATGTTAAAATCTTACTTTTATAGCTTCGGTACAACTGTGCTAGGTGGCATGGGGCGTGAATTTAAAAACAGATATGCTGAAGACGGTCATTTTAAGAATGGGGCATTGTTAGCTGTTTTAGCGGGCTCTACGTTGTTACCTTTAGCCATGATAGGATTAGAACTGAGAGAACTTACTAAATATGTTTTACAAGCAGTCAGTCCTTTTCACGATGCTTCAGGCAGAGTATTTAGGTCAGATTACATGGATTCAGCAGAATATGCAGTAGACATAACTGATAGAGCAGGGTTGTTCGGTCCATGGTCTTTACTTATACAAATGATAGAATCTTTTCAATATGGTGCAACAGAGCCTATAGCAGCTGTCGTGCCGATTTATGACGCTTTTGATGATACAGTAATTGATGGTGATGCTAACAGACCATGGCCTGTATTTAACAATATTCAATAGGAGAAAGTATGATTGAGTGGGCTAAATATCCTAACTTTTCACAAGATGAGTTTAAATGTTCTGCTTCTGGGAATTGTATTATGCGACCTATATTTGTTGATGCACTGCAAGAACTCAGGCATAAATATGGAAAAAGTATGGTAATATCAAGTGGTTATAGAGATCCTGAGAAGCATCCTATTGAGTTGAAAAAAACGAGACCAGGAACTCATTCTTACGGTTTAGCAGCAGATATTGCCGTAGCTTATGATGATGCATATAATATTTTAAATATAGCTGTGGAATTAGGATATTTTACTGGTATTGGGATTAATCAAAAAGGAGATGTTAAATCAAGATTTATCCATCTTGATATGATGGAAGCCTCAGACCAGTTTGGTAGACCAACTATATGGAGTTATTAAAATGCTAGGATTTTTAGGACCAATAGCTAATTTAGCTAATACTTTTGTAGAGGGCAGAGTTGAAAAAACGAAAGCGGTAGCAAAGGCTAAAATAGCTAGAGCAGAAGCAGAAGCAGAAGTTATGAAAGTTGCAGCCACACATGAAGCTGGTTGGGAAAAAATCATGGCTGAAGCTAGTAAAGATAGCTGGAAGGACGAAGCATGGACTATATTATTTATCGTTATTATTGCACTTTCATTTATACCTTGGTGCAGACCATACATATCTGAAGGCTTTGCAGCTTTAGAAACTGCACCTGATTGGTTTACTTATGCGATGTATGCAAGTATTGCAGCATCTTTTGGAGTTAGAGGAATAAAGGGGTTTAAAAAATGAAACAACTATTATCTAATTTAGGTTTTTATTTATTTATATGTTTCTACATGGCATTTGCAATTTTTACTGTAGTAACATGTGCAATAGGAGGTTTTTTAGTAACTTTGTACATAAATGCAACAGGGTTATGGGAAAAAAGAACCTATGGCAGCTAAAAAGAAAGATTCTAGGTTGGTTAAAGCAGGAGTTAGTGGATATAACAAACCAAAACGCACTCCTAGTCATCCTACAAAAAGTCATGTGGTAGTAGCTAAAGTAGGTGATAAAATTAAAACTATACGATTTGGTCAACAAGGAGTTAGAGGGGCAGGAAAGAATCCTAAATCTGCAAAAGATAAAGCAAGAAGAAAATCTTATTACGCTAGGCATAATGCACAAGATGCTAATCCTAGTAAGTTAAGTGCAAGATACTGGTCACACAAAGTTAAATGGTAATAAATTATGGCATATTCAGAAACACTTAAATTAGTAACGGGCGACAACTTACCGCTGTTAACTTTTACTCTTAAAGATAGTAACACAGCAGCAAGTGGAGCTACTCTAGATGCAAATGATTCTACTACATGGGCCCCCATCTCTTTATCAGGCTCAACAGTAAAATTTAGAATACGTCAGGTAGGTAGTACAACTGTTAAAACTACAATAACTGCTAGTGTAACTGACGCTTCGAATGGTGTTTGTACTGTTGAGTTTCCTACAGGAGCTCTAGATACTGCAGGTACGTTTGAAGGTGAGATAGAAATTACAAATAGTTCAAGTAAAATACAAACAGTTTATGATTTAATCAAACTCAATGTAAGGGCAGATTTTGACTAATGGCTAGTAAAGTAGGTATTACTCAAGTTTCAGGTAAAGCTACTTTAAGTTATGTAGAGGCTGAAGCTATTGTAAGTTTTGCAAGAGCTAGAGGTATAACTAGCAGTA